TCACTCAAGAGAACTACTACCATATCGAACCAGGTTCAACCGAAATCTACGTACCAGGTACTCAAGTTAGAGTAGTTGCATCTTCAGGATTGGTTGGAAGTAATAACAAGTACATGGGTCCACAATCAGCACTCTTCATGGGAACTGATTTGACTTCAGACTTTGAGCAATTCAGATTGTGGTACTCACAAGATAACGATGAAATGAGAGGACTCATGAGATGGAGATTAGGTATTGCTGTTAGCGAACCATCACTCTTCGTTGCTGAGCTCTAATAAACTAAGAACTAAAATTTAAGAGATATGCCTTGTGTATTAAATACTGGAGTAACTTTAGATTGTCGCACTTCATTGGGCGGCGTAAAGTCGGTTTATATCGGCTCAACAACAGGACAGGCAATAACTATCTCTGGTGAAGCGAATGGTGTGATTACAGGTGTTACCGCTCAAGGTGGTACAATCAGTATTACATCCGTTGCAGACTTGACTACAAGTGGAATGTTCGAATTCCAACAACCAAGACAATCTGCGTCTCTAAGTGAGACCGGTGCGTTTAGTGAGGAAAATGGAACAGCATTCTATACAAGTGTTCTTAGTTTCGTTGTAAACACCTTAGAAGGAGAGAAGTTAGATACTCTCAACATCTTAGGTCAGAATACTAGACTTGTTGTTATTGTACTTGACCAGAATGATAGATATTGGATATTGGGTAATGCAAGTGGTGCTATTGTAACTGCTAGTACCAGTGAGACAGGAACCGCATTTGGTGACCGTAGTGGTATCACCATTGAGGTAACTGGTTTATCACCACAACCCATGTATGAACTTAACATTAGTTAAGGAATTACTTCTATATAGATTGAAATCGGGGAACGTAGTTGTTCCCCTTTTTCTTTGCCATTTGTTGCATAAACTATATTTATGTGTGTAAAACAAAGCAAATATGATATTTAATCTTGCAGATGACAGCAGAAACATTGTTTTTAGAAAAGGTAGTAGTAGTGTAGACTTCAAACAGGAGAACTACTTTATTAGTTTTAAAAGCAATTATTCAAATATGTATTTAACTAATAATTTGTCAACAACTAATGATTGGTGGGATAGTAATATATTATATATTAAAGGAACTGTTGTTGATGACAATGACAGTTATTTGAGTTTAAGTTGGGATAGAACAAATTATCCATATGCAAATAATCCAAGTTTCTATGGTAAATCAGATATAACAGGTTATTACACATTGGAACTTAGAGCAAGTAATTTATTTCATGTTATAAACAAACCTATTTTATCTACATTATGTAAAGTAGTGAACGATTGGAATGACTCAACAATTTATGATGTCAATAAAGGCACTAGAGTACAAGAAGACGGTGCAGAATTTATATACTATAGACAATGAACAATATAAAAGTTTTAAATTTATCAGCAATTGATTTACCTATCTTTAGAGAAGTTAGAGGTAAAGATTGGGTAAGTTATGGTGAAGACAACCTATACCCACAAAAATTAATTGAATTATATCAATCAAGTGCAATACACAATACATGTGTTAACTCTCAATTAGATGCAATGATTGGTGAAGGTATTGAAATGATTGGTGACAATTATGTAAACAGAGATGAAGAAACCCTTGATGACATTTATAGAAAAATTAGTTATGACTTCCTATTGTTTGGAGGTTTTGCTTTGAATGTAATATGGTCAAGAGGTGGAGATAAGATTGCTGAGATATATCACTTACCATTTGATAATATTAGAAGTGGTAAAAAGAATGAGGACGATGAGGTTACACATTATTACTATTCATCAAATTGGGCTAACACAAGAAAGTATAAACCAGTAGAATATCCAAAATATGATAAAACAAATACTAAGGGAGATAACGCCTCTCAAATATACTATTGTTATCAATATTCGCCAGGTGTTGAGCTCTACCCTTTACCTGATTACATTGGTGCGGTTAATGACATTAATCTTGATGGTAGAATAAGTGTTTACCATAACAGTAACATTTCTAACGGAATGTCACCAGGTCTTATTATTAATTTCCCCAATGGTGAACCAAGTCCTGATGAAATGAGAACTTTACATAGAGATTTGAATGAAGCATTTGCAACTGAACAGAATGCTGGTAAACTCTTCCTAACGTTCTCAGAGGGTCAAGAATTAGCTCCACAGATATCAACCATAGATAGTGCTAACGATGACTATTATGTGGTCTTAGAAACGAGGATTGCAAGTCGTATCCTATCTGCTCATCGTATCAGTTCACCAAGACTTGTGGGACTTACAGTTGAAGGGGCAAGTGGTTTAGGTAACAATGCACAGGAAATGACTGTCGCTTATGTGCACTACATGAGCACGGTTATAGAACCAAAGGTAAAAACTATTAATAAGAACTTTGAAAAAATATTAAGTGGTATGGGGATGAATGTTAAAATTCAAGTTATCCCATCAACATTAGACTTTGAAACAACAATAGAAGAATGAGTTACGTATTATTTATATCAGAAGCAAGATTAAAGAAATTAACAGCAGTACATGCGAATGTTGAGCCAGATGAATTAACACCATTTGTTGTTCAAGCACAAGACATTTATATTCAAGAAATACTTGGAACATATTTTTATAATTCATTAAAAGATAAAGTTACAGGTGATACAGTTACTGGTTATTATCAAACTCTATTGGATGATTACATTGCACCAACCTTAGCAAACTATGCTGTCTATCTTGCTTTCCCCTCATTGAACTATAAGATAAAGAATAAGGCTGTAATGAACCCAACAAGTGAAGAGTCAAATGCAACTGATTTAACGTCATTAAAATATGTTAGGGGGTCAATACAAGATACAGCTCAGTTCTACGCTGAGAGGACAAGAGAATACCTTAGAGACAATCAAGAATACTTCCCTGAGTATTTAAATCCTGGAACAGATGGCATGAAACCAAATAAGAATAACCCATACTTCCACGGTATATATATTCCAAAACATTATGGTTGTGGTGACAATCTACCTGACAACCCTAACCCAATGAATTAATTGTGAGATTTATAATCTAAACCGTATTTCTTGCAAAACTGTTTATTGATATTAAGATTAGTATCATAACCTATATTCTTAAAAAAGGTTCTTACCATCATATAATCATCTAACGTTATATTATTGAAATCTCTCCATATTAAATGTAGAGGTAGTTCTTTGTTGCTTTTTATCTGACCCATATTATTAAATAGAAAAATGGGGGAGGGTATTAGAACTTATTTGCAAAAAATAGTATATTATGAATATGAATAAAAAGAAATCACTCCGCCAAACCATATCCATCCTTAAATATAAGAATATTAAATTATGACTAAATAAAAAGGGTAACCATCGTTATGATTACCCTTGTGGTTGACTTATTGAAAAATACAGAAAACTTTAAAATGAGACTTAGTCAACCAACTGTGCATATTTAAATACACTTCCTTCTCCACTCCATCTTGATAAATCAATCATCTTATCTTCAATCATCTCTCCTACTCTATCACACATATCAGAATATATGTCATCTTGTCTGACTCTTCTACCTCTTGTAGGTTGTGGAGTGGTTATGGTAGTATTACCGATTTTTTGTGTCTTTAATTGCTTGTAGCGCATGTACGCTAATTTTCTTGAGTTGTTATTCATAATATTAATTTGTATTTGTTATTTAATAAATATCACACAATTTCTGAAAAGTCAAATAATCTATAAATTATTTTTTGCTAGTATAAGCTAGTATAAATAACTAGGATTTCTATGTCTAAGTAATTAAGTCCCCCCAGGCCCCCCATGAATAATACTAAGATTTCCGATGCTTCTAACTTCCTCATAAGTCCCCAGAACGAGGTGTAGAATTTAACTGTTAATAAATATGAGCAACTTTTCAAAAAGACTAAATAGTAAAAAATATTTTATTGTTGAGAACTTTTTAAAATTTCGATATATTTATAAAACAAATCAAATACAAATGGAATATACGTGTAATAAAGATGGAGAAGTATATAACTCCAACGGATACAAAATGAACCCATATACTC